AGCGCCTCAATGCGGTCAGCGGCAACGCCAGACATCCACGACAGCGGGGTATCACGCCGCAACCATGCAATCAGTTCTTCGTCGGTCATCCCTTCACCTTCATGACAAGCACCACGATCTCCATTGGTGCGGATTTCATCTTGCGACCGATCCACTTGCGGTTGGTCCCCAGATCGGCGGCCATCGCGGTGATGCTGGGCCACGAGTGCGGCCCGACGGTCATCGGCTTGCGGTAGTTGGCGACACGCTCCCCCGCCTTCCCGCCCCGTGGAATGCCGCAGTGTTCGGCATCACCGTGCCGCTTGAGCGACATGTAGACGGCATGGCGTGACAGCCCCAGTGCCTCTGCCAGCGCGGAGGCACAGCGGTACGTCACCCCGGCCCTGACCACACGCTTGCAGTACCCCTTGCCCTTGCACTGGCGCGTGCAGGCGACCTCATCCGTCATTCTTGGCCACCTCCGGGTGCGGGGTGCCGATCAGGCGCAGGACTGGCACTGCGACAGACTGGAGGCGTGCCTGCTGCATCAGCGCGTTGGCGTCAGGGCGGTGGCGCAGCAGAACCTCCACGGCAGCATCCCCGGCGGCCTTCGCTGCCTCGCGGAACGCCTGATCGCGCGCCTCCTGCACCATCTTCGCCACACGGGCGGCGTTGATGTATTCTTCCCGCTCTGGGTTGGTGATCATTTCCCCCAGTGTTTTGATTGATGGGTGCAGCAGATACATCCGGTCTGGCCATTCAAGCTCTGGCATTTCTTCACTCATGGTCATCTCCTTTCAGGGCGGTGCTGGCGATGCCTTGTGGCTTCTTTAAGGCTAGGATTTCAGTCTCCAGTATGCCCGTGTTCAAAGACACAAGGGTAAGCGGCACCGTCCGCTTGCGCGGCGGTCCTTCCGGCAGGGTGGCAATGATTTCATCAACACGCTTGACCTCGGTTACAATCACCGCAGCAGCAGCGTCCAGCGCAGCGTTCCATGCGGTATCCCGCTCCTTCACCAGCGCCTCAATGCGGTCGGCGGCGACATTGCCGAAGCCGTTCCGCACCCACGCAATCAGCTCTTCATCAGTCATGGTCGTCTCCTTTCAGGGCGGCGCGGGCAGCTTTCACTTGCTGTTGACACCATTGCTGCATGGATGATCCGGGGTAGTCGTCACCAGCTTCCTGCAATGCGTCTTCAAGGATGGCGACAGCCGCCTCCAGCCGCTCGGCGCGGTTCTCGGCCAGTGTTTGCTGATGAATGCGGTTGACGTTCTCGTCGTATTGGCGGTCCCGCTCCTTCACCAGCGCCTCAATCTGGTCGGCGGCTTCCAACACTGTTCCAACGTGACCGTAGTTCCGCAGCCGTGCGATCAGTTCTTCGTCGGTCATTGGCCCAACTCCTTCGGTACGCAGATCGTTGCAACGGCCAAGAGATGGTCGTCAAACTTGGCCTCAACCACAGACATGGCGTTGCGGCATGCCTCCAGAGAAGAGAACTCTGCCGTCGCAGGCCCTACTCCGTGGCCGAAGGAGACAAGCATGATCAGGATGTAGGTGGTCATTGCCCCAACCCCTCCGGGCGGCGTTTCGGGCGGATCGACGCCGACGGCGTAGGCGTTTCCTCGCAGAGCATGTTGTGGTCGTAGGGCAGCGTGTTGCTGATGGGCTGCAGCGCGGCCTCGCACTGCTCCAGTGTTTCGTACGGAACAGCCAAGACGGTGCCGTCGAGGTAGCCGCCAAGCACCGTAATCCACATGATGGTCCAGTAGGTCATTTCTTTGTCTCCGTGGTTGGTTGTGGGATAACCCATAAAAGGGTTATCGCCTTGCGTCAAGCAGAATGAACGAGTTTATAGCGTACGGTCTTCTGTTTGTTGTACTTGTGGATGGAGGTCTCGGACGTGACCTTCTTGCCTGCGACCAGCCTGTCCAGCGCGGTCTGGATGTCCTCGCGCTTGTACTTGCGCTCCAGCCGCCGCATGATCACGCCCGCTGTCTCGCCATCCGGCCCGTCGACCATCTGCAGCAGCGTCATCAGCAGCGCCCGCGCAGGGTCGGACTTGTCGTTGTCGTTGGCCAGCACCAGCCGCATCTTGCTTTCGATGTCGCGCTTGATCAGGGCGTATGCCCAGCGCACATGCTCCACCGTGCGGACGCCCTCTGGCACCGCCAAGATCAGGCTGACCTTGCTGACCTGTTCGTAGCCGCGCAGCGGTAGCGCCTCCAGCCCAGTGCTTTCCTTGTGCTCGTATGCCATGCGGTCGAACAGGTCGACGATGTTGTCCAGCATCGCCGCAGCCTCTGCGGTGGTGGGGATTTCAATGCGCTCCCCATAGTTCTCAACGCGGCGGTCCTTTCTGGCCATCATGTCGTACGACCCGCCTGACGCCAGTTGCTGCAAGGTCATCTTCAGCCCGTCTGGGATCGGCGACTTCTTCCAGTTCTTCTTGGTGGCTGGGGTGGTGTCCTGCTCAATGCACAGGATGGCCCGACCGATGAACCCAGTCGTCGCGCTCTCAAAGGTCACGAGATCGTTGAAGTTCTTTTCGGTCGTGTACCCCGTCATGGCGAGGAACGGGCGGTCGATACCAGCGTCCAGCGTATCCAACTGGTAGATGATGGCCTTCTGCCGCTCCAAGAGGTTCGGCTTTTCGCCGTGTTCGTCCATCGCCTTTTCGACCTGCGTCAACTCCTTGCGGAGGTGGCCCCGGATGTCTTCCTTGAGGTCACCAGACACCATCAGGCGACCGTCAGCCTTGGAATAGGCCGACATCAGCAGGCCCACGACGCCCTCCAGATACGACGCGCCAGACTTCTTGGCACCGCTGATCTTCTGGAACAGGAACCCGACCTCGTCCATCATGTACGCCGCCATCTGGTGCCGCGTCAGGTTCCGCGCGATCTCCTGCTCGGACTTGATGGTGCCGTGGACAGCAGCGGACAGGCCGCACGCCTCCAGCAACTCGGCGGTAGCACCGAGGATGCCGTCCTTGCCGCTGCCCGATCCTGCCACGTTGAACACGAAGAGGTTGGTGGTGGCGCGGTCCCGGTCATCCCGGTAGTGCAGGCCGAACGCCACGCCCATCGCCCAGATCGCGGACATGGACGCCAGTGCCTCGCGCTTCCGGCGGGTGCGGCTCTCAATCCAAGTGGCAAGCTGCCCGGCCAGCCCCGGCGGGCGCAGCGGGTCGAACGATGACGTGTCGATGGCCATCGGGCCGGAGTACTCTTCCGGCGTCTCGAACTGGAACTCTTTGTCCGGCGTGAACGTCACAGGCTGGATGTACCCGCCGCGCTCCGCATAGTGAACCAGCGTCCCCAGCGTGACTGGGTTGGCCGACCGACCGAACGAGTGCCACTTGTATGACATCCCGGCTTCGTTGTACTTGGACGACTGCTGGCTCCAGCGGTCCCACAGGTCGAACGCGGAGCCGCCAGTGGCGTGGTGCAGGGCCATGCCGATCTTGATCCACTCCTCGTAGTCCAGATCGTTGTTCGGGACGTGGGACAGCATCTCGGCCAGTTCCAGATCGTTCACGTCGACCAGCTTGCCACCCAGATCGGCGCGGTGGCGCTCTGGCACCCGCAGCATCTCCAGCAATTTCTCCGGCACCATGTCGATGTCATCCGGGGAACCGATGGCGACTTCGTACGCCCTGCCACTGGAATGCAAAGACCCCGGCCCGACCACAAAGGCAGCGCCGCTCTTGAAGTCCAGACCGGGGTATTCGTTCAGCTTCACCACCAGAGAGACATCCTCCGGCACCTTGAAGTAATAGTGCTTGGAGCCGCCGCCCGAACCTGTGTTGACCACCAGTCCGGCCCCGGCAAGCTCCGGCACCACCTCCAGCAGCTTCATGAAGCTGGCCACGCCGCCGTTGCGGGCATCCACGTCAACGACAAGGAAACCGCGCAGCAGGACGCCGAAGCCAGTCTTGAACTGCTTCATCAGTTCCATCGTCTCAAACTGCTCTTCGCTCCAGTGGGGCGTGTGCTGCCAGTTCGAGACACGCGGGTGCTTGAACAGCGACTTCTCAGGGCAGTTGGGGTTTCCGCATTCGCATTTCCCGTCCTTGTCGCGGCCATACAGCCCAAAGACGCGAAATCCAGCCTCCCAAAAAATGCGGTAATCCATGCTCAGACCTTCTCGCCGAAGAGGTACTTTTCGAGCTTTTCGATGGTCGAGAGCGAGAACCTCTGGCCGCTGTTCTTGGCGATGTTGCGAACGGTGTTGACGTGCAATCCGGTCGCCTCCGCCACCTTAGAATGGACGCGGTCCTTCAGTGCATCGCTCACGCGGGCGATCTGTTCTGTGATGGCATCGCGGATGCTTGTGACTTTTGACATGTTGAGGTTGTTCCTTTTGTGAACGTAGCCTGTTGACAATCGCACAAGTGGCATCTAGGGTCAATGGCGTTGGAGAAGAAGGAGACAACATGTCGTCTGTACTTGACAGGGTTCAAAAGCCCAAACCGCGACCACTGGTCGCCACTATCATCGGGGAGGCGGGCCTTGGGAAAACATCCCTTGCAGCAACCTTCCCGAAGCCGATCTTCATCCGTTCCGAAGATGGCCTCAAGTCAATCACCCACAGCGAGATGCCGGATGCCTTTCCGGTTCTGTCATCGGTCGAAGACCTGTGGCCGCAGTTGTGGGCGTTGGCAAAGGAAGACCACACCTATGAGACGCTGGTGGTTGACACCGTCTCGACGCTGGACACGATGTTCACCGACTGGGTGGTTGAGACTGACCCGAACAAGCCGCGCAGCATCAACCAAGCCTTGGGTGGCTATGGTGCTGGCCGCAGCATGGTGGCATCACAGCACCGCCGCCTGCGTAAGGGCTGCGAGTACCTTATGGACCGTGGCATGAACATCGTGTTCCTGTCCCACGCGGACACCGCCACCGTCAGCCCGCCGGATGGCAGCCAGTACACGAAGTACACGATGCGGATGCACGAGAACTCCATGCAGCCCTACGTTGACAACGTCGATCTGGTGGGCTTCCTGCGCCTTGAGGTTTTCACCAAGGGCGACGGCGACGTGAAGCGGGCGATCTCGACTGGTGATCGCCAGTTGGTTTGTCATGCTATGGCAGCAAACGTGTCGAAGAACCGCTTCGGCATTCAGGAACCACTTGAGGTCAAGCACGGCGAGAACCCGCTGGCTGCCTACATCATCAAAGGAACGAAAGCATGAGCGAAGATTTCTGGGGCCTGTCCACGGGCGAAGACACCTCCACCAAGACCGACGGCTCGTTTGACGCTGGCGGCGGTAACCTGCAGCCGATCCCGAACGAAACCTCCGTGCTGGGGGCCATCGACGAGGCCAAGTGGGACAAGGACACCAACGGCAACCGCTTCATCTCCCTGCGCTGGTCGGTCCTGCAGCCCGAAGAGTACGACAACCGCAAGGTGTTCCAGAAGCTCTGGGTTCTGGATGCCGATCCAAAGGCCAAAGACCCCGCCAAGAAGCGCGACAAGGCCAAGCTGATGCTCGGTGCCATCGACATGAACGCTGGCGGCAAGCTCTTGGCCAAGCCCGTCATGCCGACCGACGAAGCCATGACGCTGCACCTGACCAACAAGCCGATGATCATCAAGGTCATGGTCTGGTCGATGAAGGACAGCATGACTGGCGAGATCGCCCGTGGCAACTGGATCGGCGCTGTGTCGTCCCGCCAAACGGGCAAGTTGTCGACGCCGGAAGAGATCGAACGCGGCAAGGCCGAGATGGACCACGCGCAGCGCAATTCCGCATCGGGCGCGGCGAAGGCGAACCGCACCATCGACGATGAAATTCCCTTTTAATAATCGGTAGGGGGCTTCGGCCCCCTCCACACCCAACCAGAGAGAGACACATGGAACAGAGATCACCAGAGTGGTTTGCCGCTCGTAAAAGCCGCATCACCGGATCAATGGTCGGAGCCGCGCTTGGCCTTGACCCCAACTGCACCCGCGACGAAGCGATGCGCCGCATGGTGCGTGCCCATCAGGGCCTGCCCAGCGAGTTCGTGGGCAACATCGCCACCCAGTGGGGCCAGAGCCACGAGCAGGAGGCGCGTGAAGACTTTGAGCGGGCGACTGGGAAAGATGTGCAGTTCGCCAGCTTTGTGGTCGATCCTGCCCGCCCGTGGCTGGGTGCCAGCCCCGATGGCTTCGTGGATGAAGACGGTACGGTAGAAATCAAGTGCCCCTTCGGGCTGCGCGACCACGCCCCGCCCGTGACGTTCAAGACCATCCAAGAGCAGCCCCATTACCACGCGCAGATGCAAATCCAGATGCTGGTGACCGGACGGAAGCACTGCTTCTTCTGGCAGTGGACGCCATACGACAATGATCTGACTATTGTGGACTTCGACCATTCGTGGATCAACGCCAACTTGCCCAAGCTGGAGGCGTTCTATCAGGAATTTTTGGACATCTGCGATGACGCGGTGGACGAGCGCACACGCACTGACTTTGACACCCCGGCGTTGCGCCAGAAGCTGGCAGAGTACGATGACCTCGCCAAGGAAATCGAAGCCGCAGAAGCCCGCCGCAAGGCGATCTTGGCCGAACTGGTGACGGCAGCCGGAGGCAAGGACGCCACCATCTGCGGGCGCAAACTGACCAAGGTCGAAAAGGCAGGCAGTGTTTCGTACGCTGCAGCGATCAAGGTTCTGGCCCCGAACGCCGATCTCGAAAAGTGGCGCGGCAAGCCCTCCAGCTATTGGTTGTTCAAATGAGCGAGGAACTCCAGCGCCAAATCAACATCAACCTCCAACTGCGCCGCCAACTGGAACGCGCACGCCGGGAAGTCCTGCTGTACGCCGCGCAGTTTTGCGAGGATCACCACATGGTGTGGACTGAGGGTGAGGGGTGGGGTCTCGTCCAGTCCGCAGAACGGAACCACGGTGGTCGCGCATACGCCACCAAGCTGCGGGAGATCGCGGGAGAATGACCCAGTTTGTCGCGGACAGAGATGATCGCGGCAACGCGACCGCCCGATGCACTTGCGACGAATGCTCCGAACAGATCGTCGTCAAGAGCAACTACACCACTCGTGTTGGCGACCGGAGGCCAATCGAAGTCAACCGGACCAAGGCCCTCGTTAGGCTGCAAGACGCTGGCTGGACGTACGTCAAGAACGTCCTCCGCTGCCCCAAATGTGAAGCCGCCAGAAAGGAAAAGACCATGTCCAAGGAACCCGTCGTCGTGAACATCGCCCCGCCGCCCGTCCAGCCTATCCGCCAGCCCACGCGCGAACAAAAGCGCCTGATCGTGGCGGCACTGGATGACGCCTATGACATGACCCACCAGCGGTACAAGGGCACCGAGACCGACAAGGGCATCGCCGAGATGCTGGGAGACGGCACCATGCCGGGGTGGGTTGCTGCGGTGCGCGAAGACATGTTCGGGCCGGACGGCAACGAGGAAATGACTGATCTGGCCGACGAGATCAAAGACTGGATGAACAAGGTTGACATGGAGCTTGCAGCCATCAAGACGGCCATGACCGCCATCGAACAGTCGCGGGGCGAGGTCAAAAAGTATCAGGACCGCCTGTTCAAGATCGCCACTGCCATCGGCCCCAAGGCAGAGCGCGTCTGATGGCCCGCCCGATCTATGAAACCGAAACCAACCGACAGCACCAGTTGTCGGTTGGGGACATCATGGCCCCGATCCTCCGCAGCAGGTTGGTCAGGACGCGCTACCTGTCGTCGGTCGACTACATCGTGGAGAGCATCGACGGCGTCCTGACGGGGCTGATGGAGGTTAAGGTCAGAAACTACACACCAGAGCGTATGGATGAAATGGGTGGCTTCTTCCTGAGCGAACGGAAACTCCTGCTGATCCACCAAGCTGCAAAGAGCCTCAAAGCAGACTTTCATTTGGTTGTTAAAACGCCAAATTGCTTGTTGCATTTGTGCTTTGAAGATGGCATAGCTTGGCCCAGACTTGAGCGCACATTCGGCGGTCGCTTTGACAGGAACGACAGCAAAGACGCCGAAACCTTGTGCCTCTTCCCAACCACGATGTTCACGAGGATCGAAAATGACCCTGCGCCCGTACCAGCAAGAAGCGCATGACGCCATCATCGGATGGATCAAGAGAAACACTAAGCCGTGCTGCATTGAAGCCGCCACTGGCGCGGGTAAATCGCACATCATCGCGGCGGTAGCCGACACCATCCACGCCATGTCGAAGGGCAAGCACGTACTGTGCCTCGCCCCAAGCGCGGAACTGGTCCGGCAGAACGCGGAGAAATTCAAGGCTGCCGGAGCCAAGTGTTCGATCTTCTCTGCCAGCGCCGGGGAAAAGAGCCTGCGCCACCCCGTGGTGTTCGGGACGCCGGGGACCGTGATCAACTCCATCCGTCGGTTCGGCAGCGAGTTCGCTGCGGTGGTGATCGACGAGTGCCACGGCATCACGCCCACGGTCAAAAGCATCATCGAAGAGATGAAGAAGGTCAGTCCGAACCTGCGGGTGATCGGCCTGTCCGCAACCCCGTACCGCATGGGGACAGGGTACATCTTCGGCTTCTGGCCGGACGGCAAGCCCGTGAAGGAGACCCAGACAAAGGAGCCGTACTTTGAGGCCTGCGTCTACCGCATCCAAGCGTATGCGCTGATCGAACAGGGCTACCTGACGCGCCCCACCATCGGCAAGACCGCCGCCGACGGGTACAAGACGCTGGACATGCAGTTGAACTCCCGTGGGCAGTTTGACAGCGTTGCCATCGACCGTGCCTACCACGGGCAGGGCCGCAAGACTGCCGCCATCATCGCTGACATCATCCTGCAGGCCGCGTTCCTGCGTGGCGTGATGATCTTCGCTGCCACGGTCAAGCATGCCAAAGAGTGCATGGAGAGCCTGCCGCCGGACCTGTCTGCCATCGTCACTGGTGAGACAGACAAGCGGACGCGCGACAAAGTCATCGCCGACTTCAAGGCGGGCCGGATCAAGTATCTGGTGAACGTGTCGGTGCTGACCACTGGGTTCGATGCGGCGCACGTCGAACTGATCGCCATCCTGCGTGCCACCGAAAGCGTCGGCCTGCTCCAGCAGATCATCGGTCGCGGCCTGCGGATCGAAGAGTTCAAGGACACCTGCCTGATCCTTGACTATGCCGAGAACTTGCCACGACACTGCCCTGATGGCGACGTGTTCAATCCCAAGGTGGAGGTCACCAAGGGCGATCAAGAAGAAGGCTCTGTCAACTGCCTCTGCCCACTGTGCGGCGTGGAGAACGAGTTCTCGCCCCGCCCGAACAAGGAAGGGTACTACATCGACGAGAACGGGTACTTCCTCGACCTCGACGGCATTCGGATCAGTTCAGACTGGGGCCACATCCCTGCCCACTACGGTCGCCGCTGCGGGGCCAAGGTCACCATTGCGGGTGAGCGCATCCAATGCACCTACCGCTGGACCTTCAAACCCTGCCCTCACTGCAATGCCGAGAACGACATCGCGGCGCGGTACTGCACCACCTGCAAGGGCGAGATCGTCGACCCGAACGACAAGCTGAAACTTGAGTTCAAGGCCATGAAGCGAGACCCCACGCGCAAGCAGACAGACAAGGTTCTGACATGGACCAAGCGGCCCCACGTTGCCCGCAGCGGCAAGGAGACGTGGAAGATTGACGTGGTGACCGATTACAGGTCATTCTCCTACTGGGTCATGAAGCACCCGACCCACACCCAAGGCATCAAGGACTTGGAAGCAATGCAGGCGTTGGGCGACGAAAAGCCTGACACTATTACCTATCAACTCGACCCGATCTCGACGTTCTTTCGGGTCTTCGCATATAACAGGCCAGCAGATGTACCTCCCGAATGACATAAGGCTCTATGGAGACCTGAACTACCGTGGCACCTGCCCAAAGGAAACTTTGGAGCAGGTGACTTTCTTTGCGCGTCTGCGCCGTCAGTATCCAGACACGCTGGGCCTGATCGCGTTCCACGTCCGCAACGAGGGCAAGCGCAACCATCTGGAGGCCGCCGCGCACAAGGCCGAGGGCATGACCACTGGGGCACCGGACATCATCATCCCCGGCGCTCCCACGTTCGTCTGTGAGCTAAAGCGCCGCGACCACACCCAGTCTGAGGTCAGCATGTCCCAGATGGCCTATCTCCGCGCCGCACAGGCCGCTGGGTGCTTCGTCTGCATCGCTCTAGGCGTTGATGCCGCATGGGAGGCGCTGCATGAGTATATGGAACGGTAAGCGCCCCACAGACCGCATCAGGGCCGTCCTGCAGGGCAAGGTGGCGCTTGAGAGCGAAGACCAAGGCATCCAGTCGGTGTGCAGCAAGCACATTTACGATGGCGCGAGATCGGTTCTCAAGCTATCCACGAAGGAGGCGCGGCGGGCGGCGCTGGATCGTGTCCCAGATTTGATCCGGCCACACCTTGAGCGCGAGATATTAAGATTACACAAGGCGCGGAAATGAGATTTTTGGTCACGCTGAACATGCCATCGCGCAAGGGCGAACTGGTCCACCAGATCGTCTGCCGCTATCCGGTTGACAGCATCGAAGGCTTCCTTGAGGTCATCAACGAAAGCGACTTCATCTTGGTCGAAGAGTTTTACAGGAAGCCCGACAATGCGGGCTTCTTTCCAGTCGGCATGATCATCATCAACACCATGCACATCGGCAAGGTGAAGGTGGAGATGAGTTCAAACTAGATTGCGCCGTACGTCGTAAAGAAGGCGTCGATCTCCGCTTCGGTCTTGCCGGAAGCTGTCCCCATGCCGATCACCAGAGGGTCCATGCGCACCACCTCAGAGGGGCGCAGGGCACGTGCCTTGGCCGGAAAGCGCTGATCCTCTGGCAAATTGTCGATCACGGTCAGGACAGTGCCGGGCAGTGTCCCAGCCAGCCACGCCTCGCCTTCCGCCTCGGTGATCCACGCCTCTGTCACCAGCCCGATCAAGAGTTGGGAGAAGGACAGGCGCATGCTTGGGCGCTTTGCTGCTGCAGCGCGTTCAGGGTCAACCTTGATGATCACAGCAGCACCTCCGGCATGATGAACGGGTTATCAGAGCCGACGCCATAGTCAGCGCCAACGCCATCGGTCAGGTATGCCTCATCAATGGTCCAGCCGTCCCTCTGCGAGTTGTCGGCTGGCAATTCTGTCACGTCGATGATCTTGAACGGCTTGCCAGCCGGGACATCCTTCAGGGCGATCTGTTCGACCGTCAGGCCGCAGTTTGGGGCCGGAACGATCACCGCAACCCCGCCGTTTTCAGTTTGGTATATGATGCACTTTGTCATGGTAACTCCTTAGCGGTAGAACGAGCAGTAGACATAGTTCGGGTTATAATTACTAACAGTCAAAGCAAGGGTCTGAAATGAAAAATTGTTTGTATTAACAAAGTTAAAATATGGCATGTAAGGAAAAGTTGCTCCAGATTGACCAGAATATGTAATATTAGCCATATAACTGGTGTCAGCAAAAGCAGTTGTGAAATTTATCGTAAAGTTACCAACGCCTACATAAGTAACGGAAGACACGTTGTATGATGTGCGGATCACGATTGCGCCGCTAGATGCGTCGAAGTTTACCCAAGCGCGGGGCGCTAAAACTGGGTCAACCGAATAGATGTTGGTGCCATCAGAGTAGACCAAAACCTTTCCGCCGTTTGGAACTGAGACGGAAGTGCCTCCCGCTACGTTCCCGATGGTGAGCGTAAAGGCACCGCTGGTGTTGTTCTGAACGATCCAATCACCGCCGACCCCAGACGGGATTTGGTAGGTCACGTTCGCGGTCAGCGTGCCCGTGAAGTTTAGGATCAGGCTGCGATATTCGGCAGCCGTCAGGACAACCGGAGTGGCAGTGACGCCTGTCACGCTCTTGGACGTGGTCGCGCCAAGTGCGCTGTCGATATATCCGAAGTTTGCGTTCAGCGGCACATCCCAACTGGTGGAATTGACAGCGGGTTGCTCAAGGCCCTTGTTCGTCGTTGCCATCAAATGCTCCTGTTCGCTACTGCCAAGGCCTTGACCACTGTTTCGTCGCTTTGGTTCAGCAGCGGTTCGGTCTTGGCGCTCCACCCCTTCTTAGCACGTTCTGCAGCGCGTACCAACTGGTCCGCATCGGCCTCGTGCGAGGAAACGCGACCGCCTGACCTGCGGCCCTCGCGGTCTGCAGCACCAACCGCCACAGGAGCGGCCATCATAGGAGCCATAGGCTTTCCGTACAAAGCCTTCGACTTGGCGACATTCTGGGCGTACCGAGAGCCTTTTGCCAACCGCAGCCCCTTCTGGAGAAGGTGCGCCCCGGCAGTACCCGCCGCCCCATAAACTGCTGGCATCACGAAACTGGCCAAGTTTGACGGAGACACTCCATACATGAGAGCCGACAGGCCAGCAGACCCGATCCCGCCTGCAGCGTCGATAATGTACTTCATGACGCTTCTTTTGGCAGCCTCAGTAATTGGAACCCCCATCTTGAGAAGATAGTTGTCGGCAATCTTTGCGATCTCCGTCAAGTCCTGCGTGTGCCGAGTGCCACTGACCGCAAGGATGTCTTGCGCGGTAATCTGGCCAGCCCTTCCATTTGACGCTGCGCGATCAAGGGCATCCCTTGTAGTCAAAAGCCTTGAGTACTGAGAGTTGGCCGATTGCAAATCGGCAAACGCAGCAGGCCCAAGAGATTGCTGCACCGCGCCGTCAATTTTCTCAATGAGCTTTTCGGCAATAGGCTTGAAGGATGGGCCGTGAGAAGCCCCCTGAGCCTCAGAAACAATCTTGTTTGCTTCCTGCCTGACTGCGTGCATCCAATCGCCAGACTTCATGACAGATGGATCGTACTTTGAAAGTTTTGGCATCTGACCGACCAGATACTCAATCTCGCTCCAGTCAGATGGAGAGAAGTTTCTCCTGCGTACGTTGCTGTACACGCTGCCAATCTGAGGGCCAAGCTGCTTAATGGCATGCTCAGTAACCCTCTGAGCATTCGCCGGGGACAGGCCGCCTGCAAAGCCAGCCGACCGCGCAAGATCGTCGGTGATGCCGACATCGCGCAGGACACCTTTGCTGAATTGATCGGCCTGACCAGCAATGGTCTTCGACGGGCCTGAGAGGCCTGCCTCCTTGCCAATGGCGTCTCTCGCCGCTTTTTGCGACGTACGATACGACCCCGGCGTGACATTAACGCCGAACTGCTCAAGTTTGGCCAGATCGTCTACGGTCGTCTGGAGAGCCGGATTGGCCAATTTTTTGCCCAGAGACGGTAGCGCCTTTGAAGCTCCCATAGGGGACAGAATTTCAGCACCAAGTTTGGCGTATTGCCCAACCTGTTCAGGGTTGTCCATCTTGAGGGCCGTGGCAATGCCTTCCCCGCCTTCACGCGCAACCTCTCCCGCAACGCCGGGAACCAAAGCGCCGCCGACCAGCGTGGGGACAAGTGACGTCCCTCCAGTGAGTGCAGCGGTGGCGGCGGTGGGCGCGAATGACAGCACGTTCTTCGTGGCGCGGCCAGCGAAGGTTTCGGGAGTGTAGTCAGTATAGCCGCCAGTCAGTTCAGACGCTTTGTTCTTGACCGCGCCATAGACGTCGGGCGCAAGCATGGGCTTGCCGCCAAGCAGCTTCGTCATGCCGATCTGGGAGGCATTGAACAGGGTAGTCGGCAAGCCGACCAGTGCTGCAGCGCCCTCCGTCAGGCCGGATGCCGCAGTCCTTGCGCCACCGCTGATCCAGCCTTCGGGTTCGGGGTTCTTGAAGTACTTCCCGCTCGGGACGATTTCTTCCTGCATGGGGCCTTGCCGGAAGTACTTCCCGCTCGGGACGATCTCTTCTTCCATCTGCCTTATCCCCTCTTGTCACATTGCCGATCCGGCAGACCAGCCGGGTTCTTGCGTTGGCGTCACCACGGGTGCGGGGGTGGCCGAGCCGCCGACAAGCACCCACTTTCCGTTTTTGTAGACAATGTCTCGGCCATACTGGTCCTTGTCAGTAGAGCCTTCCCGAATTTCTTTGGGTACAGTCGTATCCGTTTCACGCTCCCCTGCAAACGGCGGCATCTTGGCATTTGCTTCCTTGATGTACTTGTCGAGCGGGTGGTTTTCAGCAAACCACTTCTGGTACTCGACCAGATCGTTCGGGTTCTTGGCTTCAGTGCGCTGCCACAAGGCGTGCATGTCTGCCTTTTCGTATTCGCGTTTGAGGACGGCCTGCTGCATCGCAAGAACAAACTTGACGGCCTCCGGCTGCATGTTTGGATCGGTCATGTACTTGCCGACCAGTTCCATCTCTGGGCTGGTGGCGTTTGCGCCAATGACCTCAACAATGCCTTGCGCCCTGAGCTTGATGGCCTCTTGGGCCAATGCAGCAATCTCGCCCTCTCCGAGGCCAGCGACGTTGACCCCCAGTGCGCGGAGCAGAGCGTCAGCCTGTGCCACCTGCGAGGTGAACGACCCTGCGGGCAAGGATTGATAGACCTCAATCTGCTTCTGGACGTTCTGAAGCTGACCGGGGACAGTCTCCATGATCCCTGCTGCCTTGTTTCGGAAGTCCTGCGTCATGATGTTGTTGGCCTCGTCGGCTGCAACCATTCCGCGCTTGGACAAGACGGCATCTACCGGGATTGTGATGGCCGTACCATCTGCCGCAATACCAGTGGTATAACCGTTTTGCTCGATTTCAGCGAGTTTCAGCCTTGCTTGCTCTGCGGCAGTTCTTTGGGGAGTTCCCTCTTTCGCCGCTCCCCATTGCGCTACCAGTTGGTTCAGGGATGCGTAATCATTCATGAACGGAATGCTCACCCCCTTCGGCCCCGCAACATTGCCACGAACATCTGCAAGGGACAGGGTTGGCAAAGCGCCGTTTTTGCCAGTCTGGTCAGGCCCGCCTGCGGTTTGGAAGTTCAAGCCGCCCTGCGGGAGAAGGTATTCCAGCCCCTGCGCTTTTGCAAAGTCATCGATCTTCATCCCAGAATATTGAGGGTTGGTGAACATGAAGTTGTTGTACAGGTCGTTCAACTCGCTCATGTTTGCAATGTTACGCTGAGCAACCTCTCCGCGCTGTTTCTCAAGCCCAGCGTAGGTGTTGGCTGCGCCGCCGATGCCCTGCAGGATTGCAGACCCAAGGTAGCGGGAAGGAGAGGAAGCCATCGTGCCGATGCCGCCAAGGATAGACAGCAGAGCGTCCTTGTTCACGCGACCATCGGGATTATAGAACATCTTTCCGAGCGTGGTGCGATCTTCATAAGCCTTGTCGCCACCCATAGGCTCGCGGGCAGGACCAGCAAGGCCACCAGAAACGTTAAGAGCGCCGGGAGCGGCATTTGCGTTGACTGGCGCAAGGCCGCCGCTAACAGCACCAGCGCCTTCAGACGCGGCCCACGGCGTTGCGCCGCCACGGTTTTGGTACAGCCACTTGGCCATAGCCTCTTGGAGATCGGGCGTCATTTTCTCGTCGCCGGAAAGGCCCATATTTTCCTTGATGTCGCGCAGCGTGCTGCCGACGATCTGGTAGGCACCCATCGGGGTTGCTACATAACCGAGGTTCTGTTTGGACCACTGGCCGTACGGGCCGTTCGGATCAGAGAATTGGATAGCCTGATCCACGGTCATGTCAGTGACCTTGGTGCCAGCGAATGGTCCGTCTTCACGGTTGCTGAAACCATACAGAGCATCGTAGTCGCCGCCGCTTTCGCGTGCCTTGATCTTCGGGGCAAGTTCGGTCCAACCCATCGGCTCTGCGGTCTGGTTAGGTTTCAAGCCACCAATAGTCGTGTCGCTGACAGGGACTACCTTCAAGCCATCTGCGGTGAATTTAGGGGTAGTTGTTGCAGCCGATAGCGGAGCCACACCGCCAGTGATGCCAGCAGCAGTCAGGTCTTCCATAGGTACGGCTTCCGGCACAAGACCCGTGGGGCGAGGCTGCGGGCGCAGGGAGGTCTCGGGGGCGTAGGATGGCACAGGTGCAGCAGCGTCACCACCGAGGTACGCCACAGGGTTCAGACCAGAAGCAGATGCCGAACGAGCAATGCCGGGATCGCGTGCTGCAAAGCCGCGCAGATCGGCGGTGAGCGTGCTGCGATCTTCGGGGTTCATTTGGTCAACGGCACCAAACGGAGAGCGCGGCAATGGGCGGCGCGAGGTCATCGGCGCAAGCGGCGACACTAGCCCTTCAGGGCGGGCCTGCGGACGCAGGGAGGCTGATGGTGCATATTGGGACTGCGGGGGCGCACCAGCCTCTCCACCGAGGAACGCGACGGGGTTCACGCGCTCCGAAGACGCATCCCTTGCAACTCCGGGGTTGCGGACAGCAAAGGCACGAAGGTCAGCAATATACTGCCGCCGCTCTTCTGGTGTCATGTCTTCGACGGCACCGTTCGTGGCATAGCCAGCGCGGCCACCACGGTTCATGCCGAAGAGTTTCATGGCGATCTTGGCGATGTCTACGACGTCTTCCCCGGTGGAGCGTGCCTGCGGGGCCTGTGTTGGAGGGGCAAGGCCATTGCTCTTCTTGTCTTGATCGGACTGGGCATCCAGAGCGTCGGACAGATAGCTGCGTGTCCCCATCTGCGGATCATCGTGCCGCATGTATGCAGGGCCGCCGCTGGCATAGTTGCCGACGACGCCACCGTGTGCAGTTCTCTGATTGGCCGCTTTAAGTGCGCGGCGCTGTTCGTTCGACATCCAGAAGTCGCCGTCCTTGCCGAATTTCTCTTTCAGATTGGCCAGATTGGTGCCGAAGTCAGATGCCGCGCCCAACTGTTCGGCCAAGCTGGCCTGTGCATTTTGCAAGAACGCAGGATCAGCCACCATCAATTCACGGACGTTCAGGTTGGCTTGAGGCACGTAGCCCTGAGAGCCGTAGGGGCCAGCCACGCCGCCGCCCTCTGCTTTGGTGGCGCGGTCGTAATCAACGGTCTTGTATCCAGTCGGGTGCAGGCCAACGGCATCAGGGCGCACCTTCTCGACCTCATCAGCCATAAAGCCGATGTGGGTCTCCGGTTCGCCCTTGTAGCGGTACTTGTAGATCGGCAGGCCGTTGTCGCCTTCGCCGATGCGCTGAACATCTTCTTTGAGGCGGCGATCCGAGAAGAAGGAACTAGGCTGCGTGGTTGTAGTGGTCGACCCTGATGCGGCACCAGTACCCGTCATAATGCCTGCAAGCCACGTTGCAACTTCAAACGGGTAGCCGTTTTCCTTCATGAACTGGTCGCGCAGTGCGTCCTTGCCAGCCTGTTCGGTCTTTCGCTCCAGAGAGCCAGCCGCGACTTTTGCATTGGCCCCAGCCAAGCCAAGCTCTTGTTCCTTTGCGCCAAGCCCTGCGGTCTTTTCAGCCGAACCAGACCCAATCTCGTACCCTTGTTTTGCAAACTCCCCTTGCTTTGAGGCGTTTGTCAGGCCGAGGTTTGCACCGGAAAGGCCCAGAGCAGCCAATTCTTTGGCCGATCCGGAGCCAATATCGTAACCCTGCTGTGCAAGTTTTGCTTTTTGGGCAGCGCTGAGCAGGCCGAGGTTTGCGCCAGAGAGGCCAAGGTCGGACAGTTGTTTACCGCCTTCTGTAAGCCTTGCAAGATCACGCTCACTGGCCCCCAGAGCCTGCGTATACCCTTGGTTATAGATGTCGGCCATCGTCTTGCCGTAAGCCATCCCTTGCTGGTTTGACAGGTTAGCAGCGGCAACGCCCGCGCGGTCCCCGCCAAAAGCTCCGGAAGACGCAGCCCTGCCGAGAGCACCAGATTGCGCCTGCTCATTTGCTTGACGCAGCATGGCCCCAGTCGTGTCGGCCACGTTTTGGATGTATGGCGACATGTATTTGTCAATACCAGCGTAGGCAGGCCCCATGCCTGCCGTTGTGGCGCTAGTGGCTGCAGAGAGGTATGGATCATACGAAGAAGCAGCCTCGCCAGTTTCGTTATATGCCTCTTCAGTTCCATAGAGACCGCCAGCAGTAGCGTCGTCAAGACGGCTGGTCGCTTTAGACAGATACGGATCGTAAGACGCCGTTGCGGCATTTGCCAAGTCCGAGGCGGTTTTTGTGCCAGATAGCCCGCTGGTGGTTGCATCGCTCAGAAGGGTTGAAGCCTTGTCAAAGTAAGGCTTATACGCTCCGGCTGCCGCGTTGATGTCGGCGATACCGCTTTTCTCTTGTTCATTTAGCTGCGCCACAAAGTCGGACGCGGTAGTCCCGAATTTCTTGAATGGCGTTGCGGCGACGTTTTCCGCTCTTGCGTTGACCGCGTTGTAACGGGCAAGAACCTCCGGCGGAATGGTGACTTGAGACGTGGTTGTGGAGTTCTTCTTGCCCATTGCCTTACCCTTCAGTCAGTCCTGTTTTGGCGTTATACAGGAAGTAGACGCCAGCGGGAGCGCCGAACACACGTTCGTAGAGGCGAATTTTTGCCTCAGTCCTTGTGTTGGACAATACCCCAATCGACAGCGGAATACCAAGATTTTCTGAGATGCTCTTTGCCCACTCCGCCAGCTTGCGTGCGCGGCCCCCTTTTGCCGACCGAAACTCAGGCGCGACGTAGATCGCCTTCTCTTCCAAGATCGGTTCCTTGCTGTACCAGACGGGTCCGATGCGAAGTACGATGGCAGCCTCAAGAGGCTCTCCGGGGCCGCCGCCGATCACTCCAGCCACGCCCATGTTGTTGATCAATGCTGCATACATATGTTCCGCCAGCATCATCTCGTCAGGTTGGACAAATGCGTTTTCCCGCGTGGCGTCCATCGTCAGGCGCATCAGTTCGTTGAAGTCTTCTACAACACCGCGTCGTACGAAGATTTCGCTCATGTTCATCTTAATCCTTTTTTGGCCCCGGCAGGTTTTGCAGGGTCTTGATGGTTTTCTGGCGCATCTTCTTCACGAAGGCATCCAAGACCTTGTGACCGTGATCAAGATCGCCACCACCAATATGTACCACATCCTCCGGTGGGATAACATACTCACCACCTGCGGCCACGATTGGAACGCCGTTAGTGGAGCCTCCGCCAGCTTTTCCGCTGGAGTACGGGATGATGCCAGCCGTGTTCAAGGCACCCGATAGAGGGCCGCCCTCAAAATCGTCACCGGATGCGCCAAGACCGCCGCCATTGATGAAGTCGGACGGCCCCTTCGCCTTGCCGCCGATCAAGGAGCCTGCCAGATAGCCAATAGGACCGCCGACCAGACCTCCGATCACGCCACCGTAGTTCGGCTTATTTGGGAATGGGTTGGGCAAGCCCATGCTGCCAGTACCTCCAGAGCCGCCACTAGAGCCGCTGCCAGACCCTACGGGGCGGATGCCGATGGCATTTGACACGCTGGCAAGCGGGCCGCCGGAGAATGTTTTGCCGGAAGTCCCCGGCCCGCCGCCGTTAACCATGTCGCGCAGGCCAGTGTACTGGGATGCTGCCTTGCCGCTGTCCGCTCCGCCGCCGCCTGCCTTGCGCGGTGTATCCGTGTCATAGGGCATATCGGTTGCGCCGTAGGGAGCCTTCTTGGTAATCTCGTCGTTGTTGCTGCCGAAGATAGACTGGGCGACCTTGAAGCCCGCCATGCTGTTGCCTTCGCCCATCGCCGAGATGATGTCGGCGGGGATGACGTACGAGCCAGAGGCGACGTGCATCGGCAGGTGGTCCGTGCGGCCCGCCACCGCGCTGTGGATTGCACCCTTGTGGACCTTACCACCCGTGGCGCGGGCGGTACGCAGCGCAGCAGCCACGGCCTGTTTCTGGGGGTGTCCAGCCGCAACCATCTCGGAGATGTTGCTGGAGATAGTTTTCTGGGACGAACCCTTTTTCAGCGGCATGGCGACCTCAAGAGAAGCTGACGGTGACAACCTGCCCAGTGCCGGGCGCGATCACGATACCATTGTCCACGGGCAAATTCACGTCGATAATCCCAACCGTGTTTGGGATGGCGGCAAGTGGGCTTGTTGTAACGCCAGTGGCTATTGCGTCGTACGCAACACCTGAAGTGCTTCCTGCTGTTACTACAGAAATGCGGGCCAATCGTCCCTGTCTCTTTGACACAACCGTCGCGGCGGAAATTCCTGTTTCTACTTGATAACCCTGTACCCGCAGGAACGTAGTTCCGAGGTTGCTCAGAGCCTTGACGATGTTCTGAGACGACGAAAGGATGTCTGTAATAGATGCCATCAGAATTTTCCATCTTGTTGAAAGCGGTATCGAATGCTGCCGAGCCGCCAGAAGATGTTGGCGTTTCCAGAGTTTGTGCTGCTCTCAACTTTAATTGAAACCAGTCTGGCACGGAAACGCGGCGTCAAGAACTTGGTTGCCTTGACGATGTTGTCAAAGACATAGGCTGTTGGGGTCTCACCGGGATAGTCTGCTGTGTAGAAAGTGATCTTGATTACGGCATCCTCTGAGGTTCCAGAACCCCACTTCATGTCCGGCCACATCTGATCAATAAAAGTTTTTAGGTCACCTTCCTGAATGGAGAAGTAACCAGTCTGAAAGTAAGCGTCGATAACGTCACCATTGGCGGTGTTGCCGACCTCATGCTGGTACACCTTGTAGGTTGTTACTCCCGTTCCAGAGTTGTACTCGGAGGATGCGGCAATGGGCGGCCCGAAGATGTTTTGGTCCGTCCACGCGGTACGGGGCATAACGCCAAAGTCCCATTGCTGTATCAATGTGTTATACTTGACGTAGTTGGTCGGAACGCCTTCCAGAGCGGTTCCTTTATTTGATGCCAGTGGATAAAACCATGCGATTTCGCCAAAACGAGAGTTGGGAGCGCAGCGGACATTTTCCCAATAGTCAGTGTCAATGTTCTGGAAAACCACATCCCAGATTGGACATGTGATGGGCTGAACGCCGTTTCCAGATAGGGAGAAGAACTGGCTTTGCGACATCCAGTAAGCAGTTCCTCCGAGCGTCCCCATAGCCTTGCGACCGACTAGGCCGCAACCGTTGCCGATCTCGTTGAAGGACCAAACCAGAGGTTGGTTGACGTACTGCATGGCCCAGACACTGATGTCGGTCCACAGCAGAGCCTGTTGAGGCCCCTGCATGCCGCCTACGATCCTTGATCCCGTCGGGATGCGGAAAGAGCCAGCTTGGTTGACGACGGTGGCGTACCAGTCCGTGAAGTTCGCAATGTCGCACCAGCGGACAAGCATCGGGTCTTTGATGGTGCTAAAACTGGAGCCGTACGCAATAACCTGCCTCTCCGGCATGGCGACAAAGCAACCCTCGTTGACCTGCGGGGCGTTTGGCATGACCAAAAGTTTGCCAGTCGTATCTTCTGGGTTCCAAAAGAAAATGCCACCATTGTGTGGGCTGGCAACCAAGTATGAACCCCAGTTGTCCAAAGACCAGTCGGTGTCTACCAGCCCGTCCGGCATGACGAAGCCCCAGTTGCTGATCGTTACGCTGTACGAGGGGCCTCCTGTTGGCGCAGAGGCAGCATCAAACGTAAAGTTGCTAATAGCAGAACCATAGGTACTGCTGGTCACGGTGTAGTTTACCTTGCTACCCACTGCACCAATAACGGCTGTGGAGCCTACAGGAATTGTCACTGCAGCGTTCAGCGAGGCTGTATATGTGGTGCCAACGGGACCAGTGATTGTGACGCCAGTATAGGTTCGGCCCACAGCGGTGGCCGTGCTGGCTCCGTATCCTCCAGAGCCATACCCCCCAGTACCATATCCAGTGGGCGGGATGACGTTCTGCCCCAAGAAATATGTAATCCTTGCCTTTCCGCCGTTCATAGAAACGGTAGTGGAGATGCCGGGATCGACAGGCGCAGTGATTGTGAAAGTGTTGGTCGGATCGGCCACAGGCAGACTGGTTACAATATAGTTTCCGTATAGGGTGGCGCTACCCAATGTTGTTGGGACCAGAACCGAAAAGGTGGAAACACCTGCAGTGTATCCATGATTGTTTAGGGTGACAGTGATGGTAAGGCTGCCGGTAGAGGAAGAAAACGACGGAACCGCGCCGCCGCCCACAACGCTTGACGTTGCCTCTTGCAGGATGCCAATGACACTTTCTGCCGTGATGTTGTAGGTGTTGGCAACAAGAGATGGGTTGCTGATTGGGTAAAAACCTGACAGCACAAGACCGCCAACGCTAACTGGAGTTTGCAGGTAGATTGAGTCGTACGATGTTGTGTTTGATCCCGTGTCAGAAACGGTAACGTCGGATAAACCGCTGGATGTCGTGAAACTTACAGCGATGTCGGTTGTGTAGTATTCGGGAGACCTACTAATAAAGTTGGCCTTTTCAGTGCTTGTGTATGCTTGGGTCTCAGTGCCGATGGCAAGATATTTTGTGCTGTTGTTGTCAGCCCACACTTGCAATGCTCGGATGGGGTCCGACGCGCTAGCCGTAGAAAAAAATGCTTCCCAACCCCCAATTTTCTGAGGAAGGCCTAATCCTTGCCGATCAGGCAGGAAACGAATGAGGTTGCAATCCCAGATCGCAGCCTCGTTTAGCGCCTCAGTTCGGGTCTGGTCAGCGCCGGGGATAAGTTTTAGGCTTGCGTGCGGCATGAATTAGCCTCGCGTCGGGCTGGCGACGGTTGCCGGAGATTGGGATGACCAGCCTGCAGCGTCAAATTTCTTGCGGGCTTCTTCAACGACAGCAGACTTGAGCAGGAACTGGTACTGGGTTTCGTAGCTCATGGCCATTTGCGGATCGTCGCTCTCCTTGCCGAAGTTCCGCTGGTAAGCCGAGATGTAGATCATCGACGCCATCACCAAGAGGTCCGGAAGGTACTCGCTGATAAATGTCGTTGTGACCGTGGCAGACAGCGGTGCAGGGCGTATCGTTCCCACTACCTCAACGGAGTAGTTGGTATCTGGGGTCGGTCCGACAAAGAACAGAGTTTCATTGAACGGAACAAAATACTTGGGCTGTCCACGGTTGGCGGTCAGGGCAGAGCCGTAAACTGCATCCAAAAACTCTTTGGTGGTCGGCAGGAGCGGAACGCGGGTTCCCGTGTCTGGATCGTACGGTGTAGTTGCGTTCAAAATCAAATTGATCTGCTCGCTGACCACAAACGAAGTTCCATCCGGAAGGTCTTGTGAAAAGCTCAGGTTCCGGTTTCCAGCGGTAAGCTGATAGCTAGCGCCGTGCAATGACACTGAGGTGAACATCAAGTCCAAGTCGCGGCAGATGCGAAGGCTGGCGTAATCGATCATCATGGGCAAGATGGCCAAGAAATTGGCGTCAGTTTCTGCCACGACCGCCATCTGAGCAATCTGGGTCTTGTAGGTGCTGTAGGTCAGTCCCGGCATCGCATCACCCCTTTAGGCAGGCGTAGGTTACACCATACCGCATGCGGCGTCGATTTGCGAGATCAGGTTTGCCCCAGTCAAAACCGACAAGTCTCCACCATCTTTGGCCAGCGCGGCAGCATGGTCCCGGCGCGACGACGCGGTTCCGTCGCAGATCGCCCTATCGCTTGCTGCGTTCAGACAGCCACTGACGGGCAGCGTCAGCATCAGACATGCGACCAGCCTCGTCCATTTTCTTCCTTGTGTCGACATAGTTGTCCATCTCCTCAATCTTGGCGGCAGCTTTTCCCGATTTCCTGCCACCAAACCAGATTGACGTCAGCGCTGCGATGCCTACGGCGATGGCGGCAAGCCAGTCCAGCGGGATGAAGCTCTGGATCAGGGCGATCACTTCTTGCCCCACTTGGCGAGGATGGCAGCGTTCACAGCGCCGCCTGCGGCCACCGCCAGTGCGATCTGGTTCAGGTCCAGTGTCAGGGTGCCAGCGGAGGCATCGAAGCGCCCAAAGCCTGCTGCCGCAGCCAGAGCGGCGACGGTGTAGATGGCAACGCGCACATAGGTCGGGTTCATTTGTTCCTCCAGATTGCGTTGATCAGTTCAAGCAGCCAGTTGGTCTTGGTTTCCTTGGTGACGGCGGCAGGTGCGGTCGCTACCGCTGGCTCAAAGCCGCGACGGATGCCCAGAAGCTGACCTCCATCCACGCGATAGGCACGGCGGTTCACTGCGTCCTGCTGGTTCCCACCAAGGATGGTGATCGTGGAGCCGTTGTCGCGTACGAAGAAACCAACGTGCCCCTGCCATGCTGATTTTCCACGCGACAGGATTACGATGTCCCCCGGCTGCGCGTCCTTGCGTTCGACCGCCGTGCCCCAGTTCAGGTACGACCGAGCATTCAGCATGCCAGTGCCGTGCCTGCCAGACCGCGCCAGCATGGCCCCGACAAATGCGGCGCACCATGCGGTGGCGTCATCGGTTACCTCTGGGTGGCCAGCGTCCTTGAAGTACGCCACCACCTTCGGATTGCTTCCGTCTTTCCATTCGACCGTGCCGATCTCGGTCTCTGCCAGCGTGTAGACTTTGTTCATTTCATTGTCCTAAGTACTTAATAATAAATGCGGCCGAAGCCCCAAGGATGATCCAGATCGCCTTGTCCACGAGGTAGCCGAACGTGTTTGTCTGGATGTTGTTCTTTTCGACGGCATGCAGTCTGTTGTCGATCTTGCTGTGGACTTCGTCGTATTTGTCCATCCGCTTGAACAGCGTAATCATCTTCTCTTCCATTCTGGCCATAGCGATCATGGCTTCGGCCAACTGATCCAGTTTGGTCTCAATGCGGGTCAGTCTGTCGTCGCTCATGGCAGTTTCCTGTGGCTGCGAGTTTTCAGAAGGATACATTGACATGTCGTCAAACCCAACCCGTTGTGGCCCAGCGCCCCACTGGTTTCATAAATTTTGCAGGCTTGAGATTGCCCAGACAAGAACCGATCACAACCATTCCCTCCTTATGCCGAGACGCCGCGAATGATGGTGAAGTTGACGATTGGAGTGTCTGAGGCCGTACCAACAACCGACGCCATTGTGACTTGGAACGATGTTGCGGCAGTGATGGCGGTGACAAATGCGACATAGGTGTTTGTCGCGCCGCGCACCGACAGCACCACGGTGTCTGTGACAGCGATGGCGGTGTTCGGAACGGTGAAGGAGAAGTACGTCCCTACAACAGCGGTCGTCGTGAAAAGGGTAACCGCGCCAGAGGTTTTGTTACCAGTGGTTGGGGCGGGTGTCGTACGGCTGGTCAACTGGGTCACGGCCACGCCAGCGCCAGTTGAGTACCCAACGCCACCTGCGCCAGAGGAAAGCACGCTCGTCGTGGCAGTGACGGTGGTGAATGCCCCAGTGCTTGCAGCAGTGGAGCCAATTGCTGGCGGCGATGCCAGATAAGTTGAGAAACCCGTGCCAGATACGGTGCTGGACGCAGACAGCGTAGTGAATGCCCCAGTTGACGGTGTCGTTGCCCCCACGGTGCCGTTCAGCGCCGCTCCAGTGATCGTTGGCCCCGTTCCCAAGACGGCAGAGCCTGTCCCCGTGATGGTACTGAAGTCGGTGAAGCCAAGCTCCCAGTCTGCAGCGGTTGTCAGCGTGGTCCCGATACAAGTGACCATTGCAGTCACGCCGGAAATGACCGTTGCAACAAGGTTGCCGCCGGATGAGTTGACCGTCAGGTTGCCCGTAGAGTTGTTGACGATATGGAAAGACCACCCAGTTGCCAATGTAGATGTGACTGGCAACGTAATCGTTTGCGTGGTCGACCCAGTAAACAGTTGGTACTGCGTGCTGGTATTGGTAAGAACGGTCACGCCAGCCGCTGTAGCCGTTGCCGTATACCCTAAGATGCGGGCCGCCTCTGCCGGGGCTGTGGTGACGCCAGTGCCACCGTTGGCAACCGGGAGGGTGCCAGAGACATGGGTGGTCAGGCCGATCTTGCCATATGCCGGGGCCGCACCCACACCACCAGAGATTAGGGCGTTGCCAGTGGCGACATCGGCCAGTCTGGACAGGACGCCAGACGTTGATGCGTAGATAATGTCCCCTGCGGTATATGACGTGATGTTAGTGCCGCCGTTGGCCACAGGCAGGGTGCCAGAGATGTGCGTCGTGAGGCCGATCTTGCCGTAAGATGGAGCCGTGCTAACGCCACCAGAGATTAGGGCGTTGCCAGTTGCGACATCAAGCAACTGTGAAATAACACCGGAAGCTGAAGCATATAGTATCGCGCCGGTCGTATAAGATGCGTTTCCAGTACCGCCGTTGGCAACTTGGAGGGTTCCGGAGACGTTGCTGATCAGGTTAACCTTACCCCACGAAGGTGCCGTTCCTGCCAGCAGGACGGTGCCAGTAACACCGGCAGGAAGTTTTGCCAGCGTAGTTGTGCCGGAAGCATAAATCATGTCTCCAACAGCGTACGATGTAATTCCGGTTCCACCAACCCCCGGCTGGAGTGGGAATGTGATCATTCCGTTGCTGAGTTGGAGCCAAGCTGTAACTTGAGCGAGGCTGATCTTTACCGAAGACCCTGCCTGAACTGCTTCAAAAAGTTCCGAACCGCTCAATCCAACAACAGCAGGTAGGTTTGGGATTTGAATGATTGCCATCAGATCGGTCCTGTCTTTGGAACTGTCGTGTTGTCATACGGCAAGCCGGGGTCATTGTCACCCGGAGCATTCGGATCGGTTCCGGGTTGTTCGTTCAGGCTGCCGTTGGCAAAGCCAGTTTGCTGAGTGACACGCGGCTGGTCCGCTTGGGTCACGCGCGTATCGCCGCCGGGGACAGGGATGCCAGTCTTGGCATTAACCGTGTTTCCTTGCGTCGTACGATAATCTGTAGACGCTTGGATGAAGTATTCAGGCCGCGCGTTCATGATCACCGGGGGATCGGCGGGCAGCGCAATAGAGCGCAGTTGCTGCTGCGGGGTGTCGGTGCATTCGCCGCACACCAGCAGGCGTTTGTTGATCAGGCCAGCGCCAGCCCAGTCAAACTGCCAAGACAAGTCAACATGGTTCAGGCGTCCACCGCAACGGTCACAGATGGCATGCGCCTGCGGGTTCTTTGCGGATGTCCGCGCCCGACCAGCACGCGAGGCGTAGCTCATCTGAAGTACCCCCCAATCATCGGGCTGATGTAGGTCGGCACCGCTTCCACGTCCTGCTCTGAGGCAATGCTGTAGCTCTCGTCGGCTTGAGCCTTGAGGGCCACAGCCATCTGCGGCTGCCAGATGCGGGCCAGACGATAAGTCAGGCCATCAGCGAACGCTTCCAGCCAGCGGTACGGGATTTCCACGTTCTCGCCGTTCTGAAGGTTGGCATCCTGAACCTGCCGGACGCGGTAATACTTCAGGATCGTGGCGGAGGAGCCGTCAGGAACGGGCCACAGGGTCAGGGTTGGCGATACCAGCCTGTCGAACCAGTACGACGTCGGAAAGCCCTGCTGCGCCTTGTTTGGATAGGATGCGTACTCGGTGCGCGAGATAGGCATGATGACGCGGTCAATTCCGCTGGAGGTAGTGGTGTAGGCGTCCAGAACCATGACGGTGTTGCCATCCACGGCATAGGTTGCCTGACCTTGCACCAGCGGTACGGTGACCAGATCGACGGCCCAGAGGTTCACACCTTGGTTCGACCACCGCGACAGCATCATGTTCGTCGCCATGCGGGCGCTTTCCATATGCTCTTGCAGCACCGAGGTCGGACGGACCCCGATGTTCTGGTAGGCATACAGGACGATCTCGCCAAGCGCCGGATTGAAAGCATATGTGCCGCTGGTGGTCATCAGAGTGTTCCATCATTCTTAATCAGGATGCCCTCAAGCTGGATGGAGCCGGGGGCAGCAGCCGATTGCATAAGTTGCCATTGCACGTCTGTCTTCTCGACGTAGGGGCGCGGGACCACGCGAACGGAAGTGTACGACTGCGTGAAGGGTGCATTAAGAACTACGTTGACCGTTGAGACGCCAGCGGTGAAGACGCGGGACCAAACGCGATAGGTGCAGTACTGGTTTCCGTTGTTCGTAGTGAAAGCCTGAGACCGCTCCAAATAAAAAGTGTATCCGGCTGGCACGGTGTAAATGCTGGCCTGTGACCGACCAGTGCCAGCATTGATTTGGGCATAGGTGACGCCGCCATTCGTCGCAGTGATGTTGCCGACCGATGTCCCCTTCGTAATTTGCATAGCGTTGATGCGGAAGAAATCAGCCGTGCCGGACGTCACTACTCCCGTCGTTCCCGCAGTGAACGTCACAGTGGCTGACTTCATGTTGTAATTTGCGTCAAGGCCGCTGATTTGCAGGGTAACGGTCTCTGCCAGAGTACTGGTAAAGTCCATCGTGACCGAGGTCGCGGGATAGGCGAAATCCGTTGTGTTGGAGAGTTCCCAAGGGGCACGAAAGGTAGTGCCATGCTGAGCGTTGTAACCTTGCACGTTTATTGAGGTATGGCCATAGATTTGCGTCCGACCGACCTGAAGATCGAATGGCTCAATCCGACCGTTCTGTGAGATCGACGGGGCAATAGGGTTGACCATTTCTCAACACTTCCATGCTTTCAAGGACAGCGCCTTGCGGGTTGGCTTGCCGCTTTCGTCCTTCATCGGACCCGGCATTCCAGACATTCTAGCACAGAACGATTTCTTGCGGGCAGCGTCTTTTTCGGTTTTGGGCGACGGGGCCGGAGGTTTTAGGTTCATACCTTCCGCCTTTGCCGACGCCCGTCCCTTTGCGTTAAGGCCACCCTTTGGGTCTTGGCCCTCCTTGCGGGTCCAAGCAGGTGACTTTGCCATTACCGCACCCCAGCTTGAACAACGTACGCCGTAACTGTGCCAGTGCCGCCCGTGACGTTGATTGACAGGGCGTGATGCGGAACAGTGATGGAGCCATTCGCTGCTGCCGTAAGGCCAGAAAAACCAGATGGGGCGGCCCAGACAGACGGTGTTCCAGTGGAGGGATCGTCCATCGAAATCTCAATGTTGTAGGTTGGGCTGCCCGAAACGGTGACGACCAACCCAACATTGAAGGGATTTTGGAAGCTGTCCGATGCAATGATCGTGCTGCGGCCAGTGTTCGTTCTTGAAATTGTGACCGGGGTCATGGTCGTCTCCTATGAGGCGAAAGGGGCCTTTCGGCCCCCTCTGTTACTTCACTTTGGCAGCGGCTGCTGACATCAAAGGCATACCATGAACGCTCTGCCCACCAGAAACGGTTTTGTTGCCGCTGGTGGTGTGAGGCTTGGCATCTTCCGTCTTGGACGGTTTGCCGACCGAGACCGTAGTCTTGATCGACATGTTGGGTTTTTTGTTGCCAACGCGCATCAGACGGTATCCTGCGCTTGGATGTAGCGGACGGTCAACGTGCCAACGCCAGCGCCAGTGTTGGCCGACTTGATCCAGATACGCTTGTCGGTCGTGCCGATGTCGTCCCACGCTGCGGTGCGGGTGGCATCGGTGCCGGGGTTCAAAGCGACAACGCCGACAGGCATTGCGGTCAAGGCGACCAGTTCGGTTGCAGTGGCCGTGGTGCCGACGCTCAAGGTGTTGGTCGCATCCCAACCCACAGTGTTCACCATCTGGATGTTCATGATGTGGCTGTTGGCAGGCAGAACGACGGTAGTGCCGAGAGCGGTGGCGGTGCCAGCTTGCGTGATCGGAACGGTCTGCACCATGACCACAGAACCGACGTTCTTGACGTCTTGGCCGAGGGTAGTGCCAGAGGTGTTGAGGATGTTGCCCGCGCGGATGGGGCCTGTGAACGTAGTCTTACCCATGTTGGGTTCCTTTTGCACAAGTGGCCGCGCTGTCTGTGCAAAGTCCGCTGGGCGCGGTCAGGGCGGCAATTATACCCAGAAGGGAAAGAAGGGGGCCGAAGCCCCCTCCAAACAGTCGCTTAGGACGGGGTCGAACCCCACACAGAACGCCAGTTGTAGTACGAGAAGGAGTACCGCTCGTAGCCTTTAACCAACAAGTTATCTGTGACGAAATCAACCTGCATGTCGGTTTCGAACTTCACACGCTCCATATACGACAGGCCGTCGATATTGGTCAGCAGGAACCAAGCCGAGGCCGACGTGAAGAAGTCGTTGACCATGTAGCCTTCCGGCAAGCCGCCAGCGGTCGACATGATCGCGTTGACGTCGTTGTCGGCGGTGCCGGGGCGCAGTTCCGTCTTCGTCAGGCGGATGGCCACGGGTTCCAGTTGGGCCGGAACCACCAGCTTCCGCGCACGGGCGAAGACCTTCAGGCCAGCCTGATCGCGGAACTGGGTACGAATGCCGATCATGCCATTCAGCAGGGTCGCTTCGTTCAGTTCCACTTGGGTGGTCGGGGTGTTGGCCACCACGCCGCCGTCGATGGGGTGGTTCAGCGACAACAGAGCCACGCCGTCACCGCCAACCGAGGCGTTGTAGGTCGTTGCAGTGTTGAAGATGTTCGCGGCGTAGATTTCCTTGGTCTGCTGGAAGCTCTCAATCAGACCGAGGTTCGACGGCTGGAACTGGGTTTTGTACAGGTTGTCGTCGATGGCCTTGCGGGTGATCGCGTAGCCCAGACCGATTTCAACGTGTTCTTGGTTGTAGATGTAGCGTTCGCCAGCGCCGTTGTCGAAGGAGGTCTGGCCGCCTTCGGTCTTCAGTTGTGCGAAGCCCAAGAAGCGCATCTCAGCGGTGCGTTCCAGCGCCATCTTCGAATTGTGCTTCGTGAACAGCTTGTCGTACTGAGATGGGATCATCTCGTACTTGCCTTCGATCCCACGGAGGCCGGGGAGCAGAAGGTCTTTGATGGCAGAAAGATTAACAGCCATTTCTCAATGCTCCTTACATGCCAGCGAAGTTGCGGGGCATAGCGTTGTTGAACGCGACCACGATGCGGTTGTAGCCGGACGTTGCGTCGTTGCCGTTGATGCCCGAAATCGGGGAGAACTGACCGGGAAGGTAGTTCTGGATGGCAACGATGCGGAACGGCAGGGCAGCGTTCGCGCCAGTGACACCAGCCGAGGACAGCGTGAACTGGTCAGCGAAGTAGTCGGAAAGACCGTTGTAGGTATTGCCGTTGGTTTCGCCAGTGGTGGTGCTGTCGTTCCAAGCGAAGCCGATGTTCTCGCCGACTTGAGCTTGACCCACAGCCGTGGCGGTGGTGTTCGAGTTGCCAGTCTGGACCGAGAAGCGGGCGTTCGGGTCGGTGATGACGTAGGCTTCCACGTCATTGGTGGTGTCCGAACCCGGCCAGTAGTTCGACCAGACGGTGCGCTTCTGCGACGTGGACAGGTACTTGCAGCCTGCAAACACGCCAGAAACGGGCACATAGACAGTGACCACGGGAGTGGAGACCGACGACGTGGCAACGGTGGCGGCAGTGCTTTGAACCACAGCGGTCGTAGACGTTGCCGAGATAACCGTGAAGGCACCGTTCGGAACGCCAGTCGCGTTGGTCACGACGATGGTCGATCCGACGGGCGGTGCCCAGTTGGTCGACGCGAAAGTCGGGATGTTGTTGGTGGAGCTTGAGTAGCCAGTGAACGTGATCGTCATGGCACCAGTCGCCACGGTGGCGATGCCAGTGGCGGAGACGGTCAGGGTCACGGGGCTGACAGCCTGTGCGATGTAGCCAGTGCCCACGCCAGTGGCGTTCGAGGCTTGCATGACCGGATCGTTCAGGAAGATCGGGGTAGTGTTGCCGGAAGCAATCGCGGCCATCGTCTGCTCGTAGGTCGGAGCAGAACCAGCGCCTCGGTACTGGGCAAAGCCGTTTGGCGCAAAAGTGTTCGCCATGTCGGAGGTCTCCTTTTCAGGAGGTCCATCATCGCGCACCGGGGCGATTGTAGAACCGGGGAATTGTTCAGTCTCCCACGCCGGGGGGAGAATGACTGACAGAATACAGGAATTTGTTGGTTTGTCCAGCGGGCCTCTTCTCGGCCTTTATTATGGTTCCTGTGCGGTCCATGTTTGCTGAGAAGAGGTGGTGTCGGTCTTTCCCGACTGTCACCCCGAAGGGAAGTCCCAACCACGAGACTGGTTGCAGTGGTACTATTGGCTTGTGGAAGTGTCAACCGCTGCGAACTTTGAACACGCAATGGCCCGCACTGCATCGTACGGAATACCCTTCTTGCCAGATACCACGCGCACTAAGGCGCAGATGTGCATCGGTTTGCCTTTCGTCTGCGGTGCCGGGGTGAGGTGGGCGCAATCAAGGCACTTCTTGCCCAGATCGGGATTGGCCCATGTCACCTGACCGGGAACAGTCTTCTGCATCCTCTCAGTCAGTTCCATTACATTCCTCCAGATGTGACAATGGGGGACCGAAGCCCCCCATCATCTTTTTAACCCCACCCAAACATCGGGCAACTCTCAGCAGGCTCGTTGTGGTGAAATTGAACCATACATTCACTTTGTGGGTTTGTCAACACCCTCGGAGTTGATGAACGCGGAAACGTGCGGCTCAATGTCGTCCCACGCCGCCTGCACTCTTGGGCTTCCTTCCTCTCGGATAACGCGGCGCAGGCGGTTGATTTTGTTGTAGATGGTGACCGCCTTGATCATTCGGGGATCGGGATTGCCTCGTACTTCTTGTTGATCTTGACCAGCGGGTCGCCCTTGTTGGTGCGGTCGAACTCGCCACCCTTAGCCTGCGTCAACTGTGCTTCCTTGTCGCGCATCTGCATGCGGGCCTTGCGGAGCGCAGCATTCTGGGCCTCCTGCGTGATCTCCATCGGGCGTTCCATCAGAACCATGCCCTTGCGGGTAATCTCGACGCCCTTGTAGCCCATCGGCATCAGTTCCGGGTGGCGGCTGGCGGGCACGACCTCCCAGCCCTTGCGGGCCAGAGCGACTTGGTGAGCGGGGTCTTCAGCGCCGAGGATGGTGCGGACTTTCCACTCGTAGGACCAGCCGTCTGGGATGATGCCGAGTTCGATGTAGTACTCATCGTGTCCGTCATCACCCAAATCGGAGGCATGGCCACGCAATTCAGATGCACGGCGGGCGGCGCGTTCACGCGGCGTCTCGCTGGAGGTGGCGTCGGGGCGCATTGTGGGGCGAACGGTCATTGGATTTTCCCTTCCTTCTTGAGGGCGACCAAGTTTTTGGCGTAGTCCTCCGGTTTCATTCCCATCATCTCCGCCATCTCGCGCTGTGCGGCTGACAGGCGGATCACGTTGGAGCTTGGCGACTGGTTTCCACGGTTTGACGGAGCCGCAGCGGGGGCCGCGTCACGGCGGCGCACCACTTTTGCAGCGTACTGGTCATCGGTTTCAGTTTTGGCTGCCTTGCGGGTCACCTTCAGCGTCTCTTCGATGGCATCAAAGTACTCGTCGGTGTCGGTCGGGATGCCTTCGGCGACGGCGAGGTTGTGGGCCGCGATCATCTTGGCGTTCAGGCGCTGATCGGTCACAAACTCAGGGTGCTGACGGACCCAGTCGGCGCTGCGGCGCGAAAGTTGCGAGGCAAAAGCCTCCACAGGGTCAGCCGGGGGCATCTGAGGCTCTGGCTGGCGCGGCGCTTCCTCCATTGCCCTGCGCCCATTCTCCAACTGGAGCAGTTTAGCCTCGTTTGCCGACATTTCCCGCTGGATTTGTGTCGCGCGGCTGAAGTCGCCGCTCTGCATGGCAAAGGTGTGGGCTTGGCTCAAGAGTTCGATGTCACGGCTGACCGTGTCGATGGCGTTGACCACCAGTTGGAGGTTGGTTTCGTCCACCTCGCTCCGCGCATGGTGAACCTCGCGGGCAGCATAATGCAGCTTTTGCTCTGCGGCGATCCGTGCAGACTTTTCAGCCTCAAGCTGGCGCTTCAGGTCGGTGATGTATTCCGGTTCTGCTTCCTCCGGGGCGTCATTTTCCGGCGGAAGCTCCAGTTCCAGTTCTTCTTCGGTGTCATCAGACATGGTTTTGCTCCTCAGTACACGGCATCTGGGTTGTCAACCCTGCCCTTGATGTTGACGTCATCGAAGATGCGGCAGAGGACGTTGTTCACGGTGATCGACCAACCGTCAGACGGGCGGAAGATCAGCCAGTCGTGATCGTTAAACTCCATGCCGGAGAACCAGTTGCCGTCCTGTTCGAACGCCAGAGGTCCGCGCTTGACCAAAAGACCGACTTTGGACTGGTAGCGGTCCTCATCGACGTGGCTGTCGGTCAGGATCAGGCCCGATTTTGTCTTCGTGGGGCGCAAATACGTCGCCAAAAGGACTTGATTGTGGAATAATTCCACATTAGAAATGTCACCAAGTTCCTCAAGGAGAGAAAGTTTTGGGTCAGTTTCGTGCAACATCGGCATATGGGGCATGTTTAATCCTTCAGAGGGTTTTGTTGACGATTGTCTGCGCTTCGTCGCAGAGGTCGATGACCATATCCAACGCGGCAACCTTCCCGACTGCCTCGCGGTATGCCTCCATCGACGTGATGGAGTGTCCCCCAACGATGTTGGTGGCAATGTGATGACGTTCTTCGCTTATCAGCCTCCGAAGCTCGCGTTCGAAAACGCTGCTTGTCGTCTGGATCATCTTAATCACTCATCTTTGGTTGCGGCCCCCGACAACATGGGGGATGCCGGAGGCCGCGAGTAGGCACAGGGAGGGCGTGCCTTATGCGTTCTTACCATACTCTTTGATTTTTTCAAGGCGGCCCTCGCCGGAGCCAGCCCCGTACTTCATCTTAGGGTACACCTTGCCGCCAGACTTCCGCGCCATCATCGGAGGCACCGGAGGCATCGGGCCGGGACCGCTCTGCGGGGGCATTGGACCAGCGCCAGCGGCACCAGCCATAGCCGCGCCGAGACCCGGAGGCAGGCGCATCGGCGGTGCCGGAGGCGCAGCCATCGGGGGCGGGCCGCCGACCGGAGGCATAGGCATGGGCGGCATGATGCCAGTGGTAGGCTTGTTGGCGGTGTGGGGCATGACATTGATCATGATGTTGGTCTTGCCCTTGCCAGCGCGGCCACCAGTGGCGCGTGCCATACGGTCGTCGTCCTTCTTGGCCGTTTTGGCGGCGTCTTTGAAGTCTTGAGCCGACGGCGCACCCTTGTCTCCGGGTTTCCGCATTTTCTCGCCGCGTTCGCGCTTGGCGTTGATGTTGGCATAGAGACCACCACCATCCTTCTTGCCCATCATAGCGCCACCGCAAGCCTTGCAGGTGCAGCCCTTGTCGTGGGCAGCGCCGCCGCGCTTGTAATCATCATCCCCGCCACGCGGATCGTCTTCTGCGCGCGACCAGCGTGGCTTCGATGGATATTGCGGAATGTCTTTGCGGCCAGTTCCAGCGGGTGCTACTTTTTTCTTGACCCACTTTTCTTTGCCCTCGTCCCATTCTTTGCCACGGGTGTCGCCATAGAAGGGATGCTTGTCGTCGGCGTCAGCCTTGCCGCCGCCCATTTTGGCAGTGCGTTTTGGCGCGTCGTGCTTCTTGTCCTCCGTGGACTTCTCCCAATCCTTCATGGACATGCCATGCTTCTTGGCCAGCTTCTTGTCTTCGGCCTTGTCCTTGGCGGAGCCTTCGACCATGCCACCCTTCTTATAGTAGTCTGGCAGCGTCTCGGTGCCCTTCCTGATGCTTTCCTTTTCCCCTTCGGTCAGCCCCATGTCGACTGGCCGCTTCATCGGGCGCAGGGACTTCTTTGGGGCCAAGACGGACGAGAAATTGCCATCGTCTTCCGGCATGCCGTCCTGCTCAGAGGAACCGATGTCACTGGGGGTCGGGCGCGGACGGGGGCGCAGGGACGTGGTTGGCGCAAAGTAGCCGCCATTGTTCTTAGCAACGCGACCGCCTTTTTTCATGCCGCCGACGTGCTTCTTGCCTTCTCGCTCTTCGTTGGCGTCCTTCTGGTTGGTGTTGGCCAGACCGACTGTTTCCTTGAAGCCACGCGGTGCGCGGGACAGGTTGGTCTTGGCTTCATCGCCATCAACCTTGCCACCAGCCTTGAACGCACGGCGCGAGATCGGGCGCATGCCAGTCTTGGCTTCGGTGTTCAAGGGTTCATCGGGGGTCCAAGTGGAGGCATCAACCTTGCCACCGGAGCTTTCGATAAGGCTGCGGGCCTTATCATTCCGCTTTGCACGAAGTGCTTTGAAATCCATGTCACGATCCTCTGAGGTTATCCGGCGTCCCGGTCGTGGCCGAGAGAATACAACGAAGTGAGGTTCATTGCACGTTCGATGTTTTACATGCCAGCCGTGATGGTCATGGCTTTGTGAACCGCAGCATGGTGCTTGTGTTTTTTCTTGCGGCTGTAATCTGGGTTCGGGTGCCGTGGCGCAGTTTTATTCGGGTGCGCCAAGTCTGCAGGAACATAATCATGCTCCTGATCGGTCAGGTACTGCTCGTGATTATGGAACTGTGCGTGGAACGCTTCGGCGGGTAACTTTCTGATCATTGTGATTTTCCTTCATTGTCTTTCAGGTTCAGTTGACGGCCCTGCGGTGCGATATGCACCTCAAAGTTTGTCGGAAGCGTCGGACCCAGCAGCGGCTTTCCGCTCGGACCCATGCCCTGACTTTGTCCGCGCTCATAGGTGCCTTTCTCTGTGCGCTTTGCTTTCGGATCGTAGCGCACAAAGAAGCCCTTGCTCTCCTGCGTGGCCCTGTCAACGGTTCCGATTGCCTTCTTATTCTTCAGGCCTACGATGACGCCATCGGTGCCATCTGGCTGAATGTCCAGCGGGCGGAAGTCGTGCTTATCGCCGTTGACCACCTTGTACCGCTTGCCAGTTTCGTCATCCACCACGACTTCCGGCAGATGCTCTTTGTGAGAAAACGCCATTGCGACGTTGTCACCTTGGTCGAGCCTGCGGCGCATCTGCTTCCAATTCGTGTGTTTATTCACGACGCCGACGGTGGGATCGGACACACCAGTGGAGGAATAGGTGTAATGGTGGTTTGGGGCCACTGGGTTTGAGTTATTCTTAGTGTAGTCATAAAACGACACGTCTGGGTGCGCCTCAATCAGGGACTTGTGAACCAGCGGGTTGATGTCGGACAGCGTATTCAGACGTACGCCAAGGTGGTTTCCGTTCCGTGCGGCTTCTTCTTTTGCGCGGTCAATTTCATCATACAGGCGTACAGCAAAGGCTTCCGGCTCCCGCATCATGGCAAGGGTTTTCTTCAGGCTGTTCAGGCGTGGCCCCTTGAATGCGCTCAAGTCTTGGCCGCCGCCAACCTTGAAGTAATTGCCCGATGTCTTTCCAAGGCATTCGTCCTTGCACGACGCAGAGTTCGGGCACGTCGAGAATTTGCCCTCTTGATATGCAGGTGCCAGCGCCAGCCCAGTAGTCTCCACGCCGCGCCCATCGTCCAGCTTGACGGGTTCCTCGTCGCCATATCCCGTCTCCGACTTCAGGAGCTTGGCGTTCTTGGTCAGCAGGGGGGCGGCACCCTTGCCGCTGCTACTTGGGAGGTGCTGTGCAATCCTGCGATCTGCCGCCATAGCGTTCTGAATGCGCTCGTCGCGCGACAAGGAGAGGTGGTTGGCGATGGCAGTATCAAAAGCAGCCTTTAGGCTCTTCATGGTCGGGGCTTCATCCGAAGACTGAAACACCCCAACTTTGCCACCTGTCGGCTCCTGATACCCTTGCGGCCTGATTGCAAACCGTGGGGTCGCACGGGGCGCAGTAATGGGCGCAGATGCGCCGCTCGTCATGGCCAACGCCTTGCTTACGATGTCGACCATGTCATTTCCCCTTTGGCTTCAGCGCCAATGTAGCAGCCTTGCCGTCTTTCGTGAAGCGGCGTGTTGCAGACAGCGCGGCATCGACAGCGCCGCCGTCGGACTTGACGATGACGTGGTGGTAAACGGGATGCACCTTGCCCCTGACGCTGATAGAGCCAGCTTGCGGCCCCAGAGTGACGTTGCCCTTGGTCGTGGGGCGCAGACGCGGCTCACTGGGGGCGTCTTCGTACCGCGCCAGATCGACGCCACGGGGGAAATGGCTGTTCAGGGCGTAGATATGCTTGCCGCGATGCTCCACCGAGACGATTGTGTCGGTGTTTTCGTGCCCCTCTGGCGCATCCTGCCACTTCCAGCCTGCTTTTTGCTTGAACAGGTTGGTCTTGACCGTCGCCGATCCGCGCCCCGAAGAGCACACGTCTGAACTCCAGTCACCGATGTATCTCGTATGCCGTCTTCTGCTTGAAAAAAAAAAAAACAAAATAGAGAGTATACAGAACGACACACATAGTAGGGATACCAGTACGATGGTGACACAGGGAGTATGTGGGCGTATAGCGTCACTACAGTGAATGTAAGGATCCATAACAAGGAG